TGTTCATCAAGGTATCTCACAACGAAAATTTATAAGGAACTTTGTTCTTGCAGATGATGTTGTGGTTAAAGGTGCCGACCTAGCAAATGGGATACTTTCCATTTATGCTGAAAGAGTAGTTCCAGAAGAAAAGAAAGCTAGAACTATTGAGATTGGTAAACTCCCAAAATCAACTAAGAAGCAATTCTTAGCTGAATAACAAACGAAAGGGGAGTTCGCTTCCCTTTTACTTGACAGGATAGAAATTTCTGTTATAATAGTAGTATGACTTTAATTATGAGGAAAAAATAAATGAATTATTGGAAAAAACTAGTTGAGTTTTTAGCAGGATCTGAAGATGGATCAGGTGAAAGAGCTCGCAATACAAAAGGCCACTTTAAGGCTGATGATAAAAAAACAGCTTCTGTTAATGAAGCTTATAAAGATGGTAAGACACCTAAATCAAAAGCAAAGAAAACGGCTCCTAAAAAGAAAGGTAGAGGTCGCCCTAAAGGATCTAAGAACAAGGTAACGAAATAATGGAACATCTAATTTATTTGTCCACAGTAGCTGCAGGTGTAATATTTACATATGCTATTTGTCGTGGTGTTTATCTGTGGTCTATTCGTGGACAAGGAAAATAACTATTATCCTTTATTTGATGAGGGACTTTATACAGAAGTTGTTCATCAGAATGGTGAGAACGCTATTAAGATTTTAAAAGGTAATTACAAAGATATTGTATATCAATATGGAAAAATTGAATTTATTCCGAGAGAAGAATCTGAAATACCTACAATTAATTTTGATAGAGCAGTTCGTATCTGTCCCGAAAATTTACTAAATACTATATCAGAAGATGAAGAATTTAATCAACTTATGGGTAACATACTCATAGAACTTTTGGCCAATAAAGGCATTGAGGAACTTAATCGTGCAGTATAGTAAAGAATTTAGAATAAGACTTAAAGAAGAAATTATTTCAGATGAGGGATGTGTGCTAAAAGTATACAGAGATCATTTAGGATATTTTACAATAGGTGTAGGACATCTTGTTTTACCTTCAGATGAAGAATGGGGAACAGGAGAAGGAACACCAATAACACAAACAAGAGCAGATGAGCTTTTGTTTCATGATTTAAATACAGTTTTAGATGAATGTGAATCACATTTTCATCAAAATTGGTCTTTATGGCCGGAAGAAGTTAAATTAATTATTGCAAACATGGCATTCAATTTAGGTATAACTAGATTAAAGAAATTTCAACTTATGCTCACAGCTATAAATGCTGAAGATTACATAGAGGCTTCTAAAGAAGGATTAAATTCTAAATGGGCAAAACAAGTTCATAATCGTGCAAAGCGATTAATGGGAAGGTTACGAGATATTAATGTAACTGATAAATTCGATTCAAAAGGTCGATTAAAAAAATAGGAAAAATTATATTATGGAAAAAATATTGAGAGAGGCTCTCATCATCAAGTATGAGGGAGAAATCGCAGAAGCGAAGGCAAACATTACAGTATATTTGAAACATCCAGTTGGTATAGGAGAACATCCTGATGTTGTCTCTGCCATGGATACTCAGATAGAAAAGATGGCTCATGCCGAAGAAAAATTACTTTGTGTAAAAAATCATTTTGTACCAACTAAAGTAGTTTGACAAGAATCAACATAGTACCTGTTGAGGAAATAACAGATCAGCATTTGCTGGCTGAGTATCGTGAGATATTCATGATAGGCTCTGCCTTACAAAGATCACTTAAATCTTTAAATTGGGATCCTAAAAGAATTCCTAAGAAATTTAAATTAGGTACAGGTCATGTTATGTTCTTTTATGATAAGGGTAAATATCTATGTAAAAGATATGCACAGATCAGAAAAGAATTGATCAAAAGAGATTTTAACTTAGATCCAACAAGAAAATTTAAAGTTACACAATTCCCAACAAAATATTACAATGATTGGGAACCCATGTCAGAAGATCAAGAGATCATTAGACAACGAATTGAAGAAAGGATAAAACAGAAACCCGAATGGTATAGACACTATGGCGTTTCTGTGTTATAATATATTATGCACTACTACACTAACGTACAAAAATACAAAGACTTTATTCTCGCGAGAGGAATAAGAAACGGGAAGCGATATATTAAGAGATTAAAATACGAACCGACACTTTATATTCCAACAAACAAACACACAGCTTTTAAATCTGTTAAAGGTGAATTCTTACAACAAAAGAAGTTCGGCTCTATCAATCATGCTAGGAACTGGAGAAAAAAGTTTAAAGGTACAAATATTGATATCCATGGATTAGATGCGTGGGAATATACTTACATCAATGAAAGCTTTCCTAGTGATATAACGTATGATATTAAACAATTAAATATACTCAATATAGATATTGAGTGTGAATGTGAGAATGGATTTCCAGAACCAACAGAAGCAGAAGAAAAAGTCAACGCGATCACAATGAAACTGTTTGGCCATGATACTATTCATGTCATTGGAACAGATAATTTTGATTTTAAAACAGATAATCCTAATGTAAAATATCATAAGTGTCAACATGAAAAACAACTGTTGAAAACTTTTATGAAAGTTTGGGATGAATTAGAACCTGATGTTGTTACAGGTTGGAATGTTGAAACATTTGATATAGCTTATCTAGTAAATCGTATATGGAAACTCTTTGATTGGGATACTGCGACACAATTATCACCTCATAATCTAGTTACTTCTAGAGAATGGCTCTACATGGGTCAGAAGAAAATGGTATCATACAATATATCTGGAGTATCTATATTAGATTATCTACAGATGTATAAGAAGTTTACATACATTACTAGGGAAACATATCGTCTAGATCATATTGCAGAAGTAGAATTAGGTAAAAAGAAAATAGACTATTCTGAATTCGGAGCGATGCATCTATTCTATAAAAATGATTATCAGAAGTTTTTAGAATATAATATTAGAGATTGTGAATTAGTAGAAGCTTTAGATGATAAACTAAAACTAATGGATTTGATTATTACTATGGCATATAGTGCTAAATGTAATTATGAAGATGTGTTTGGCTCAGTTCGGTATTGGGATTTGTTGATCAATAATTTTTTGAAAAAGAAAGGTATGATTCCACCACCTAAACTAGGAACTCCCAGTTCAAGTTTTGTAGGTGCTTATGTCAAAGACCCACAAATAGGACAACATAATTGGGTAATGTCATTTGACTTAAACAGTCTATATCCACATTTAATTATGCAATATAATATGAGTCCTGATACTTACATTCCTACAAAATTTAATCAAGATATATCAGTTAAGAAATTACTTGAAGGGGAAGTTGATGTAACTTCATTAACTACTTCAACAGTTACACCGAATGGTGCTATGTTTACTACAAAACGACAAGGTTTTTTACCTGAGTTATTAGAAGAAATGTATGATGAAAGAGTGTTGATTAAAAATAAAATGATACAACATCAGAAAGAATTAGAAAAAACTTCAAAAGACGATACATCAAGAAGAAAACAATTAGAATATAGTATCACTGCAGAGAATAATAATCAGATGGCTAAGAAGATTGCACTTAACTCATGTTATGGTGCTTTAGGGAATCAATATTTTAGATATTTTAATAGAGACATTGCTGAAGGAATTACAACAGCAGGACAGTTGAGTATCAAGTGGGTAGAGAAAGCTGTTAATGAGTATATGAATAATTTATTGGAAACTGATGAAGATTATGTAATTGCTATAGATACAGATTCGATTTATGTAACTTTTGACGCATTAGTCAAAAAAGTAAATCCTAAAAATCCAGTAGATTTTCTAGACACGATTGCAAAAGAAAAGATTGAACCTATGATCAATGAATCGTATGAAGATTTAGCTTCTTATATGAATGCATACGATAATAGAATGCAGATGGGTAGAGAAGTGATAGCAGATAAGGCTATTTGGACAGCAAAGAAACGATATATTTTGAATGTACATGATCAAGAAGGTGTTAGATATAAAACTCCTAAATTAAAAATGATGGGTATAGAGACAGCTAAATCTTCTACTCCAATGTGGTGTAGAAAGAAATTAGAACAAGGTATAAAAGTTCTAATGACTGAAACAGAACATGATGTTTGGGAATTTATTACAAATGCAAGAACAGAATTTTATAAATTACCCATAGAAGAAGTATCTTTTCCAAGAGGTTGTCAGAATGTAACAAAATATTCTAATGCGGCATCAATATATAACAAAGGTACACCGATTCATGTAAGAGGATCACTTCTTTACAATCACTATTTGTCTAAATACAATATAGACAAGAAATATCCTATTATACAAAATGGTGAGAAAGTAAAGTTTTGTTACATGAAGTTACCTAATATAATGAATGAGAACGTGATAAGTTTTGTCTCGGCATTACCTAAAGAGTTTGAACTTGAAGATTATATAGATTATGATACTCAGTTTCAAAAATCCTTTGAGGAACCTTTAGGAGTAATATTAAACAAGATAGGGTGGACTACTGAACCAGTGTCTACTCTTAATGAATTTTTTGGGTAGGTAAATTTCTACTCAGAGGAATAGAAATCACTTGACCTCAGAGGGTTTAGTGTTATAATAGATATATGAATGAAATTAATTACATTTTTTTAACCCTTCACATGGTTACATGGGTTTTATTAATTTTAACTTATGTTGAATTACATTCTTTTAAAAAATGGGTTCGACAAATTATAGATTATGAAAGTACTCTCAAAAAGAAACGGAGAGAACTGCGAAACGGAGATTAGTTATGAGTTATTTGAAAAATCTGATAAAAACTACAGGTAATGAGTTTGCAAGTATAGTAAAAGACGGTGTTCAAGCCGCTGATGTTAGTGGTTACATTGACACAGGTTCTTATATATTTAATGCTTTATTATCTGGATCAATATATGATGGATTACCCAACAACAAGATCACAGCATTAGCTGGTGAATCTGCTACAGGTAAAACATACTTCGCACTTGGTATGTGTAAACAATTCTTAGACGATAACCCCGATTCGGCGGTCCTCTACTTTGAATCAGAAAGTGCAATCACAAAAAACATGATCGAGGAAAGAGGAATTGATTCTTCTAGAATCGTCATTGTTCCTGTCACAACAGTACAAGAGTTTAGAACACAATCAATTAAGATTCTAGATCAGTACATTAAAGATAAATCGGATATGAAAATGTTATTTGTTTTAGATTCTTTAGGTATGTTATCAACAACTAAAGAGATTGAAGACACAGCATCCGGTGCTGAGACTAGAGATATGACTCGTGCACAGTTAGTAAAAGGTGCATTCAGAGTTCTAACTCTTAAACTTGGTAGAGCGGGTGTTCCATTAATTGTAACGAATCATACTTATGATGAAATGGGATTGTTTGCAAGAAAAGTTATGGGTGGTGGAAGCGGTCTTAA